TCCCGCCGGTGTGACCACGACATCATCCGCAATGGAGGCCGCAGCCTGCTGGCCATGCTCGCGCTTGGCGCGGTGAGCTGGGTCATCGTGATTGCGGTGCTGATTTTCTAACGAGGAGAGAACGATGAATGCAGAGACAAAAATGGAGCCGGATCGATCGTCGGTCTACGCCAAAATCGCGATCGTACAGGGTGCGCTAGCAAAGCACGGGATCGGTAAGAACAATCAAGCCCAGGGCTACAAGTTCCGCGGCATTGACGACGTCTACAACGCGTTAGCGCCGCTCCTTGCAGAACATAGGCTTTGCGTGCTGCCTCGCATGCTGGCCCGCGAAATAGCCGAGCGAACTACTGGCAACGGCAAGCCGCTGTTCTTCGTGACGGTCGAGGCGGAATTCGACTTCGTATCTGCCGACGATGGATCGACCCACACGGTCCGCACCTTCGGCGAGGCGATGGACATGAGCGACAAAGCCACAAACAAGGCCATGTCGGCAGCGTACAAGTACGCCGCGTTCATGACGTTCGCCATCCCGACCGAAGGCGACAATGACGCGGACGCAACCTCGCACGACATCGCGGCGAAGCCGCAGCAGGAAGCGCCGCCGCGCACCAATTGGGGCGGACGCTATCCCAACAAGACCGCGCTGCACCGCGGCTTATCCGTCCACCAGGCCGAGCTCCGCCGGATCGGTGACGAGGGTGTGATGGATGACCTCGAAACCTACCTGACCTCGCCCGAATACTACGACTTCCTCAAGCAGGCTGGCGAGCACGCCAAGCACTACCTTGAGGGCGGTCCGCCGGCGCCCGAGGAATTCATCGGCTGCTACGCCCTTGAGACCCGTGCGCGCGACATGATCGCGCTGCGTGGCAATCAACCCGCAGAAAGGGAAGCGGCATAATGGCCAGCCTCAACAAGGTCATGCTGATCGGGCACCTCGGCGCCGACCCCGAAGTCCGCAGCTTCCAGTCCGGCGGAAAGGTCTGCAACCTTCGCCTCGCCACCTCGGAAAGCTGGAAAGACAAGAACACCGGGGAGCGCAAGGAAGCCACCGAGTGGCACACCGTTTCGATCTTCAACGAGGGTCTCGTCGGCGTGGCCGAACGCTACCTGAAGAAGGGCAGCAAGGTCTTCATCGAAGGCCAGCTTCGGACCCGCAAGTGGCAGGATCAGAGCGGGGCCGACCGCTACTCGACCGAGATCGTCCTGCGCGGCTTTGGCGGCACCCTGACGATGCTCGACGGCGCCCCTGCTGGCGATCAGCGAGGCGAGCGCAAGCGCGGATACGATGAACCGACGCGCGGCCCGAACAACAGCTTCCCGACCGACGATCTGGACGACGACATGTCGGATGTTCCTTTCTGACCATGGCAGAGGTGTGGAAACCCGTGCCGAGCCTTACCGGCGTCATGGCAAGCAGTGAGGGGCGCGTGTTGCTGCCCCCGCGCTACGCTCCGCTGCCTAATGGTGGATACCGGCTGTACGCACCTGAGCCGGTAGCAGGTGCTGTCACGCGCTCCAGCAGTGATGCCCAGCACACGTATCGCGGGATGTACGCGAAGTACTTCGGCAATATCAAAATCCATCAGGCTGTTTGCGAGGCATTCCACGGCCCCAAGCCATTCCCCGAAGCCGTGGTCATCCACTTAGACGAAGACGGCCTGAACAATCGGCCTGGGAACCTCAAGTGGGGTACGCAGAAAGAGAATATGAACATGCCCAAAGTGAAAGCTTACCACCTGAGCCGAACTGGCGAGAACAGCACACATGCGAAGCGGGCTGCGAAACCTAACGCCGCTTAATCTATTCCATGGAGAAGAGAAATGGCTACCGAAACTGACGACCGCCTGCGCCTCCTGATCGAACGCATCGAGCGCTTGGAAGAAGAGAAGAAGGGCCTCGGGGACGATATCCGCGATGTTTATGCCGAGGCCAAAGCCACCGGCTACGATCCAAAGATCATGCGTCAGGTTGTTCGCCTGCGCGCCATGAAGCCAGACGACCGCGCGGAAATGGAAGCCGTGCTGGACGTGTACCGGGCCGCGCTCGGGATCGGCTGATGGCAAAGCGGGCGCCATCTACTGCTGAAAAGCGTCACATGGATCGCGTGGCCGGGTTGCCTTGTCTCGTATCAGGCAAGCTCCCGGTCACACTGCACCATGTGACGGGCTATGCCAGTGTGATGGGCCGCTTTGCGCGGTCTCATCGCCTGGTGGTGCCTTTGGCGCCCGAATACCACCTGATCCAGCACGGCCCCAAGAGCAGCGTGGAGGCGCTGGGGCACCGCGGCTTCTTCCTCACCTACGGCATAGACCTGCTAGCCGAGGCGCAATGGCTGGAGACTGAAAGCGTGGCCCTCGGCGTGTTGCCCGAAGAGGCGAATGCATGAGCCATTCGGTCCGCCTGATCGGCAATCGCCAGAAGGATTACGCCAAGCGCCTGATCGACGAGGCGCCGGCTGATTACGTCGCGAAGCTGGGCAAGGAAACCCGGCGCGACATTCAGAACCGCAAGCTGTGGCCGATGATTGCCGACATTCAGCGCCAGGTTCCAGAGATGGCGTCCTACAGCGCCAACGACATCAAGCTGCGCTTCTTGGACGCCTTGGGCTCCGAACTGCGCTTTCTGCCCAAGCTGGAAGGCCAGGGCATGTTCCCGGTTGGGCATAGCTCTTCGGTGCTCACCGTCGAGCAGTTCTCCGGCTTGATCGAGCTTCTTTACCAATACGGCGCCCAACACGGCGTCCGCTGGAGCGAGAGGAATTCCGCATGAGGCTCGTCGCGGCACCAATCGATTTCGCACAGGCGGCTGCCTTCGTGCGCGAGCATCACCGGCACCATACGCCCCCTGTAGGCCACAAGTTCAGCATCGCCGCTATGGATGGTGAGCATCTCGTAGGCGTCGTGATTGTTGGCCGGCCAGTCTCCCGTGGAAGGGATGATGGCTTTACGCTGGAGGTTACTCGCCTCTGCACCCTCGGGCACAAGAATGCTTGCTCCTTCCTCTATGGCGCAGCTGCAAGAGCGGCATTCGCCCTCGGGTATCGCCGGATCGGGACATACATCCTGAGGCGCGAGCCGGGCACTTCGCTTGCGGCTGCTGGGTGGAAGTTGGTCGCTCAAACCCGCGGCGGATCATGGTCCACCCCATCGAGGCCCCGCCACGACAAACATCCAATTGAGCCGAAATTCCTTTTCGAACGGAATGCAGCATGAATCTCCGCAAGCTTTTCCGCCGCACCGACACATCGAGCGCGGCCCGCCAGCTCGCCTTTGCCGGGGTGGAGCACAATCGCGCCCGCATCCGCGCTCGTGTCGATGAGATGCGCGCAGCCATGAACATGGAGCCGGTGAAATGGCCGAAATGAACGAGGCCGGGGTCAAGTACCTCGAGAGCAGGGTGAGGCGCATGCCTGATCTCGTAGAGAGCTCGCGCCGTAAGTTCACCGCCATCCTGCGGGAAGCGAAGCGCTACGGAATGGCCGACCTTGTCAACGAGGCATGGGAAAAGACGCTCCACGAAGCGCAAGCCGATGCTTCCGTGAAGGGCGGGAGCGTAGGCTTCGGGGACGGCAAGCGATGATCGTCCTGCCCTTCCCCCCATCGATCCTGTCAGGCCATGCCAACGGCAATGCGCAGTGGAAGAAGATCACTGCCACCAAGGAGCACCGCGCGAAGGCGCGCGAGGCCACGGAAAAGGCCGCTGCTGTGGTGCCCGGCCAAGGGGACATCTTGATCCGCGTGACCTTCTACCCGCCCGACAGGCGCAGCGATCGGGTCAACATGCCGAACCGCATGAAGCCCTACTTCGACGGGATTGCGGACGCCTTGGGCGTGAACGATGTCCGTTTTGTTCCTGAGTACCATTTCCGTGAGCCCGAGAAGCCCGGCCGGGTGGAGGTGGAGCTGTGAGCATCAAGCTTATGTCCATCGTTTGGGACATGGACCTCCCCGCGGGCGAGAAGATCGTCCTGTTGGCCCTAGCCGATCAGGCGAACGACGCGGGCACGCAATGCTGGCCGTCTGTCGAGACTATAGCACGGCGCTCAGGGCAAGGAGAGCGCACCGTCAGGCGGGCTCTCGCTGCCTTGGAGAAGCAAGGTCACCTCACCCGCGCGCATCGCGAGGGCACGAGCACTCAATATCGCATCCACCCCTGCCAAATTGGCACCCCTGACAATCTGGCACCCCTGCCAAATACGACCAAGACCCCTGCCAAATTGGCACCCAAACCACCAAGAACCACCAATAAACCAGAGGAGCGCGTGCGCGAGCTTCCTGATGGTTGGCAGCCAAACTCTTTCGGCGTCGGCTCCAAGAGCCGCGAGATCGTCGAAAGCTGGACTGCTGAGGAGCTTTCCGAGCACCTCGAACACTTCCGCGCCCACCACCGAAGCCGAGGATCGAAGTTCAAGGACTGGCAGGACGCCTGGTCCACTTGGGTCATCAAGTCGCGTACGTTCAACCGGAGCCATCGCCATGAACGCTCAACTGCCAGCAACGACGAAATCCAGAACCCCCTCGTCCGAGCAGCCCTTGCCCGCCAAGCTGAACGAGCTCGTGCTGTCGGGGGATAGCCCCGTCGTCGGTCCCGAGACCGCGGCCCAGCTTCGCGAGTTCGCCGCACGGCCTGAACCCGTCCCGCCTACTGAGGACCAGGTCGAGACCATGATCGGCAAGCTCTCGATGGCTACTGCCCAGGCGAGGATATCCGACGCCGAGGCCAACGCCCGCCAGGAGATGTACTGGCTCGCTCTCCGGGATATCCCCGCTGACGATCTGCGCGCGGCGTTCGTCGATCTGCTGCGCACCTGCAAGTTCATGCCGACCCCGGCAGAGATCCGCTCCGCCGCGGTGAGCAAGGGCGCGCTTCGCCGCTATGCCAAGAGCCGTGCTCGCTTCATCGCATGGAAGCACAGCCAGGATTGGACGCCATCCACCGATCTGGTGCCTCCTGAAGAACTCCGCACCCTCATGGCTCGGGCAACAGGCAATTGACCACCAAGCACAAGGAGGCCCGCTGATGGGTGAGATAAGCCTGCACGTGGAACGCTTGCTCGCCCTGCTTGAGGAGGTGGGTAGCCATCGTGCACTCACCAGTGATGAAACGGACTTGATTGAAGAGATCGTCATGCGATCACAGGAGGTGTTCCGCTGGACACGCAAGTCGGATGACGAACTGTTGCTTGCCTCCGCACGCATGGGTGGGATCAGCAGCTTCGCTAGGCGCCATCAGATCACGCCCGGCATGGCGTATACCAGGCTCTACCGCTTGAGAGGGCGTGAACGCCGTGAAATGGCATGCCATCGGCGGAAGGGTTAGATCTGCACTATGCCGTTCACATACACCCTAGAAGCCCGCCAGGAGGCCGTACAGGCTGTCCTCGAAGGATTGCGCAAGGGGACACCGCTGACGGTTATTTGCAGCGCTGAGGGAATGCCCTGTGACGATACCGTCAGGAAATGGGCTGATGATGACGCGGAACTTGGTCGGGCCATCGCGCGCGCGCGGGAAACGGGCTTTGATGTGATCGCGATGGAGGCATTGGCCATTGCTGACGAGACCGAACATGACACTGTGAAAGGTAAGGACGGCGACGAGCGGCCGAACTCGGAATGGATTACCCGCTCGAGGCTGCGTGTGGACACCCGTCTGAAGCTGCTCGCGAAATGGGACCCCAAGCGGTACGGCGACAAGCAGCTCATTGGCTCCGATCCTGAGAACCCGTTGCCGGCAGGGTTTAGCGTCAAGCTCGTGAAGGCTGATGCAGGAGGTTGAGCTTCCAGAATATGCCGAGGACCTATGGCAGTCGTTCCGCCATCTGTTCTGGCGTGGCGGCCGCGGCGCCGGCAAGTCTCGGACTGTTGCCACCGGGCTGATTATCCAGGCGACCGAGCATCATGAGCGCGTGCTGTGTGGGCGTGAGGTGCAGAAGTCGATCAAGGATTCAGTCAAGCGTCTGCTGGATGACGAGATAGACCGGCTTGGTCTGCGCTCCGTATTCGACAGCACCGAGACCGAGATACGCGGGCCGCACGACAGCCTGTTTCTGTTCAGCGGTATCCGGGGCAACGCCAATGCCATCAAGTCGATCGAGGGCATCACCACGTTCTGGGGGGAGGAAGCGCAGGCAATTAGCCAGGCGAGCATTGATACGATCGTGCCAACCATTCGTGCACCGGGCTCCCGGTTGATCTGGACGTATAACCCGGACCTCGCCACCGATCCGATCGATGTCATGGCGATGGACCCGCCACCCAACAGCATCGTGCGCACCATCAATTACGACGCGAACCGCTGGTTTCCCGATGTGCTGCGGCAGGAAATGGAGTTCGACCGCAGCCGCGACATCGACAAGTACCGCCACATCTGGCTTGGCGAGTACCGGCAGAACTCCGAGGCGCGCGTCTTCCGCAACTGGCGCATCGAGGACTTCGAGAGCCCGGCTAACGTGGAATACCGGCTCGGTGCCGACTTCGGCTTCAGCATCGACCCGTCCGCTGCGCTCCGGTGCTGGATCGATGGCAAGCAGCTGTTCGTCGACCACGAAGCCTGGGGCCTGCATGTCGAGGTAGTGGACCTACCCAAGCTGTTCATGACCATCCCCGACGGCGAGAAGTACTGGATGACTGCCGACAGCGCGCGACCGGAGACCATCAGCCATCTGCGCAAGAACGGCTTTCCGCGCATCGCTCCCGCGCTGAAGGGCAAACGCAGTCTCGAAGAGGGCGTGGAGTTCCTGAAGGGCTACGACATGGTGGTGCACCCGCGCTGCCAGCACCTGATCGATGAGCTGACCCATTACAGTTACAAGACCGACCCACTGACGGGCCAGGTGCTTGGTGTTCTGGAGGACAAGAACAACCATCTGATCGACGCGCTACGCTATGCTGTGGAAGGTGCGCGGCGAGCGCTGAATGCTAAGCCCCGCACCGTGTCGATTACCGTCCCCTCCACTGTTACGGCGTTCAAGCGGTGATCCAGCGCCCCTTCATGTGCTTGTGCGACCGGCTCGAATACGTGCTGTCGCGCTGGTGGGGCGTAGCGCTGTACGTTGCCGGGTGCGTGGTGTTCTGGCTGATCAGCTGGGACGCGGTCGATCGGTGGATATACACCAGCGGCGTGCTCCTGGTCGTGCTGCTGATCGGCAATGCCCGGCGTTCTGACAAGGCCATGCATATCAAGCTCGACGATATCGATCCGCGTGTCGAGCACAACCACCTCGAACTGCATGACGAGTGTGAGATGGACGCGTGAAACCCGTGAAATAGCGCTGCACCGGCGCACGCGCGTACTTTGCCCTCATCGGCAACCGCTGGGCCGTGAACCAGTGAGACGATGAGGACGAGATGGCAGACGAGCCCGAGGACGTGCTGGAGCTTACCGACGAGGTCGATCCGCAAGAGGACGACACCGAAGACGAGCAGCAAACCCCCGAAGGCAACGCACCGGACGAAGATGATGCGGAAGGCGATGAGCCGACCGAGACGATCATTGGGTTCGAAGGCGAAGACGAGGCAGCGCCAGCCTCGGAGAGTGAAAGCAGCGTTATCCGTGATCTGCGGAAGGCGAACCGGGAACAGGCAAAGCGGTTAGCCGAGCTTGAGCGCGGGACAGCACCGCAGAAGGTCGAAGTCGGTGAAAAGCCATCCCTTGAATCGTGTGAGTACGACGAGGAGCGGTACGATCAGGCTTTGACCACATGGCACCAGCGCAAGGCTCAGGTCGAAGCGCAGAGCCGGGAAGCGGAAGTGAGGGCGGAGAAGGAACGCGAGGAGTGGACCAAGCGGGCGCAAGCCTACGAGGCCAACAAAGCGAGCCTTGCCGTTCCTGATTATGCAGATGCCGAGAGCGAGGTGTTCGCCACGCTACCCGAGCAGACGCAGGCGCTGATCATGCTGACCGAGAAGCCGGCGGGGCTGATTTACGCCCTGGCGCGCAACCCGGCCAAGCTGGAGCAACTCTCGAAACTCGACCTCGCCCGATCCGCGATGATGATCGGCAAGCTGGAGGATAAGCTGCACATGGGTACGCGCAAACTCCCCCAACCCGATCGTCCTGTGAGGGGCAACGCTGCCCCAGCCAGCGCGGACAAGGAACTCGCACGGCTCGAGAAGGAAGCTGACCGCACTGGGGATCGTACTGCACTGATCAACTACAAGCGGAAGCTGAAAAACCGGGCCTGATGTCTCACGTCTTCACAGGGATAACAGGTAATGGCTGACAGTTTTACCAAGCAAGAGCGTCACGTCTTTGACGACATGGTGGAAAGCTTCGAGGACACGCTCGCGTATGCGATCCTGGCCAAGAAGTACAATCTCGGTTCACCCGAGGAACTGGTTCATGCACGCGATACCGCGTGGATCCCCGCCCCCATGATCGGGGCTAGCTATGATGGGTTCGATCAGACCAGCAATTTTGGTGGTTTGACCGAGATGGAAATCCCGGTCCGTATCGGCGTCCACAAGGCGGTTCCGAAGGCCATCTCGTCCAAGAACCTCCGCAACGAGTCGGCCCTTTCGACCTATGCTGATGCTGCGAAGCAGACGCTTGCGTCGAACATCAACACCTCTCTGCGTTACCGCGTAGCTATGGAAGGTGCGCATTTCGTGCGCCGGACATCGGCTCCGACCGGCTTCGATGACCTGATCCAGGCAAACACCGCGATGACGCGCATTGGCGTGCCTTCCGCGAACCGCGTATTCATGGCCGGCCTCGATGCCCAGGTTGGGATGGCGACAGATCTTGCCAAGCGGGATTCCGGTTCTTCCCGTGACGAGGGCGCCTACAGCTCCGGACTGATGGCTGCGCGTGTGGCCAACTTCGACGCATACTCGGATGATCAGCCGATTATCCTTGCTGGTGCTGCTGGCGGTGCAACGACCGTCAACGGCGCCAACCAGTTCCTCGAGCCACGGGCAACCTACGTGGAGCCGGACGGCGAGGAAGTGAACCAGGACAACCGGTATTCGCTGCTGACCGTGACCGCGGCCGCCTATGCGGACATCAAGCCGGGCGATGCGTTCACGATCGCCGGGGTCAATGCACTGCACATGATCTCCAAGCAGGACACGGGCAAGCTGAAGACCTTCCGCGTCATCAGCAAGCCGTCTGCCGGCGTTCTGAAGATCGCTCCGGCGATCATCTCGAACGGGGGCAACACCGTCGCGGGTAAGGAGTATCAGAACGTCTCCGCTACCCCGGCAAACGGCGCGGCTATCACTTGGCTGAACACAACGGCGGCGGAACTGAATCCGTTCTTCGTGCGCGACAATCTGCTGCTGCTTCCGGGCAGCTTCGTTGTCGATCCGGCGGATGGTTGGAAGACGCTGCGTGCCACCACCCCGAAGCTGGGCATTGCGATCCAGTACACGCGCCAAGGCGAGATCAACGATCTCAGCACCAAGATCCGCTGGGATATGGATTACGGCACTGCCTTGCTCAATCCCGAGACCGCTGGTGCGGTCGTATTCAACCAGCAGTAAGGGGTTAGATCGATGACAGACACGAACAAGAGCGCTGAAGTGGCCGCAGTCGAGGAGATGGTCCCCGGGAGGGTCAGCCAGACCGAGATCAACAAGGCTCGCAAGGAAGGCGCGCTCGAAGCCGCCAAGGAACAGGCCAAGGAGAGTGCACGCTTTGTGCTCGACGGCAACCTGCCCGGTGCCGGCAATATCCCGCAGTATCTCGGCGACGAGGATATCCAGCAATGGGCGCCAATGCTGGATCAGGGAGTAGAAGCGTTCAAGGCGCGGATCGCCAAGGACGCTGAGTTCGCGGTCCCGGAGGAGAAGATACACGGTCTCCTCGCGCTGGAGCGTAACGGCCAGAACCGCACCGACTACGTGAAGGCGATGATGGAACGGTTGGGTCTCAAGCCTGGTGAATTGCCGGGCGGTGGTCCCGACTACACGAACGACATGTCCCCGATCACCAAGCTGTGATCAGGAGCCGGGGCGGTGAGCGAATTCCCACGGATGCTTTACCGTCCCGGCACCATGCTGAGAAACTGGCACGGTCACAACGTGGACTGGCAGATCGTTGAAGATGCGGCAGAGCAAGCGGAAGCCCTCGCGCAAGGCTGGAACCTTTCGCCCGATGCGCTGGATCACGACGGTGATGGGCAAAAAGGCGGTGCGATACGCAGGCGCGGCCGCCCGAGGAAGGTGAGGGACAATGACGACGCTGCCAATCCCGTCCGGTCCGACTAACCGCGAGATCATCGACCGGGCGTATCAAGCGCTCGGCATTTCAGACACCACGTTCGGCCTTTCCGAGAGCGAGTACGCCGCCGCCATGCTGCCATTGGGCGGCATGATGCTCGAGTGGCCCTACGACATGACGGGATATATCCACGAGGACGCGGCCGGCCTGCGTGTGCAGGAGGAAAGCGGCGTGCCTCGCCGCTGGCTCGATGCGGTGGCCTATGGCCTTGCCGAACGCCTTGCGCCCACCATTGGCAAATCTCTGCCGCCAGAGGCGCGCAAGGTAAAGGCGACGCAATACAGCCGTCTGTGCGCTGCTGCACAGTTCGCACACGTGGTCGACATTCCCGATAGTCTGCCGCTCGGCGCCGGACGGCGGCGGAACTGGTAATGCAACTGCCCATCCAGTCGGGTGTGCGGGTGCATAAGGGCGTGTTTGTGCCCAGCTACCCCGAGAACATGGAGCATCGGGTAGAGGATAGCGGCGTTTCGCGCGGCCAGCTGGTGACCACGCGCGGCGCGAGCACTCGAACTCAAGGTCCGGGCACGGATCGCGGCGGGTTCGCCTTCAAGGACCAGATGTACCGGGTTATGGGTGGGCGGCTCGTGCGTGTCGCGCCCGATGCCGTGATTACCGATCTCGGCGCTATCGGCGGGATCGTGGCGGCCCGATTTGCGCAAAGCTTCGACCGTCTGGCGATCGCCGCGGATGGACGACTGTACCTCTATGGCACCAGCCTCACCGAGGTGACTGACCCAGACCTTGGGCAAGCGCTCGATGTGACCTGGCTCGATGGCTATTTCATCACCACCGACGGCGAATATATCGTGGTGACCGAATTGAACGACCCCACTGCGATTGATCCGCTGAAGTATGGCTCTGCCGAAGCAGATCCGGACCCGGTCACAGGCTTGCTGGCGCACCGCGAAGAACTTGTGGTGTTCGGACGCTACTCGATCCAGTTTTTCCAGAACGTGGGTAGCAGCGGGTTCCCGTTTCGGGCGGTCAAGGGCGCTACAATCCCGCAAGGATGTGTCTCGCCGCATGCCAAGGCCAAGGTAGCCGGAACGTTTGCGTTTGTCGGAAGCGGCAAGGACGAGCCGCTCGGGCTCTTCATCGCCGGCCAGGGCAGCGCGACCCGGGTCAGTGATAACACGATCGATGCGTTGCTGAACGCCGAGGCCGATCCTTCGACGATTTCGATGGAGACGCGCCAGTTCGGTGACGAACAGCACCTCATCGTGCATTTGTCCGAGTGCAGTGTTGCCTTGTCCATGCGCGGCTCACAGGAAGCGGGCGACGGGCTGTGGCATGTCTTGCGCACAGGTGGCGGCGCCTACCGCCCAAGGAATGCCGTATGGTGCTATAACCGCCACTGGGTAGGCGATGTGTCAGGGAGCGCGCTGGGTGTCCTCGACAACGATCTGACAGCGCATTTCGGGCAAGAGGCTGGCTGGAGCTTCGATGCCGGCTTGATCTACGGTGAAGGCAGCGGCATGATCGTGAGCGAGGTGCGCCTGGCTGGTCACCTCCCGCGCTGCCACCTTTCGATGACGCGTGACGGCGAAATCTGGAGCATGGAACGGGCGGGCCCTGGCATCTGGCGGCCCTGCACGAGGGTGCGGCAGATGTGCGGCTTCCGGTTCAGGGGCAAGGGACGGGCTGCGATCGCGCGCTTCGATGCCGAGATCGAGCCGCTGGCAGCATGAGCGAAACCTATTTTATCGCCCGGGAAGAGCTGGCCCGTGCGTTTGAGAGTCCGCGAGCGGTTCGGCAATTTGAGCAGATGCAGGAGCAGGTTGCGACTTCTTCAGAGGTTCTGACCGCCAATGTGGAGGCGACCGGCGCGCTGAGCGAGGCGACGTTCCTCACACTTTCGTCGAATGCCGAGCTATCGAACGAATACGTGCTGTCCGTCGCCGCCCCACTTCGCTTCGATGTCAGTGATGGCAAGGCGACGTTGCTGGTTGATGCGCCCATTGTTGCCGGTGGGTTCCGTGTTTCACTCACGGCGGTAGGAACGACCGACCTGGTCCTGCCTTTAACTGGTGCGCTGGCCACTCTGGGAAACGCCGAGACACTGACGAACAAGACAATCGCTGCGCCCTTAGTCACCGGGCTTAAGGATGCGCTCGATGACGCGGCCGCAGCGGCCGCAGGCGTGCCGGTCAATGGCGCCTATCGGAACGGGTCAGTCCTCATGGTTCGGGTAGCGTAAGACCCGTGAAATAGCCCAAGTCACCTAAAGCCGCGAATGTGCACCCCGCGCGCAATTCTGGGGTAGCAATGGGCCTTTTCTCCCTCATTGGCGGGATCATCAGCGGGAAACAGCAGGCCAAGGCGTCGAAGCAAGCTGCGCGTCTGGAATATCAGGCCGCACAGGAAGGCATTGCCGAGCAGGCGCGCCAGTTCAATGTCACCCGCCAGGACTTCGCGCCGTATCAGGAGGCAGGTCAGCAAGCGCTCACCGGGCTGTCCGGGCTCATGGGCCTGAACGGCGGCGATCAGCAGGCATCCGCCATCTCGGCACTTCGCGACTCCCCGCTCTACCGCTCGCTTTATTCGAGTGGCGAGGAGGCAGTCTTGCAGAACGCATCCGCGACCGGTGGACTGCGCGGCGGCAACGCCCAGGCATCGCTATATGAGATGGGCGAAGGTACGCTCTCCAGCGTAATTGCGCAGCAGCTCGCCAATTACGGCGGGCTCGTCGGCATGGGGACCGGTGCGGCGGGCGCGGTGGGTAATTTCGGTGCCAACTCGGTTGCCAACCAGGCGATGCTTCGCAGCCAGGGCGCGCAGGCGCAGGCGCAGGATCGTTTGGTGCGCGGCGGTATCGCGGGTCAGAATTGGGCCAACGCTGGCTCGTTCATCGAGGACACGATTGGCCAAGTGGCTAGTGGTGGTTTCAACTGGAAGTCGCTGTTCTGATGTCCGGGCTCGATTACGCCAACATCATGCGTGCGGGCCAAAGCTTGGTGCCCGATCTGCGTCAGCAGACGATGCAGCGCGAGGCGTTCGACATGCAGCGCGAGCAGTTCGCGGTGCAGCGGCAGGCGCTCGAGCAGAAGGCCACGCAGCAGCAGCGCGAGATACAACGACAGACGAGTTTCCAAAGCGACCTAGAGCAGGTGCTGGCCGGTGGTGGCGACGCCAGGTCAATCCAGGGCCTTATGCTTCGCTACCCCGAGATGGCCGAAGGCATCAAGCCGGCTTGGGAAGCGATGGACGAGCGCCAGCGCCAGACTGATTTGACCCACACAGGCACCATGTACGCACGCGCGCAGGCGGGCGACATAGACGGCGCCATTGCCGTGCTCGAGGAGCGGGTGAACGCCGAGCGGAAGGCGGGCAGCGCGGATCCGCAGGATGAAGCGATCCTTGCTGGGCTACGCAGTCCTAATCCTGTCGAACAACGCGCGGCTGTGGCCACAATCGGCATCCAGCTTGCGGCGCTCACCGGTGACAAGTTTACCGAGATGTACGGCAAGCTCAATCAGGATAGCGAGCCAACCCAGATCGAGAAATTGGCGAACTACTTCGATCGGATCGGGCAGCATGAGCGCGCCGAGGCCGTTCGCGCCAATGCCGCCGCACCGGATCTGGTCGCGGTTGAAGCTGGCGGCTCTCTCTACAACAAGAACGACTTTGCTCCGCCCGCCAACCAGCAATCGAGAGGAGGTGATCCAGCATCTAGAGGTGGGGGAGTGCCCGCGCCACAGCTTGGCGCAAATGGCCTCCCCGCCGCTCTCACGCCTGAGCAATACCAGGTGGTGGTCGATCGGATGGGTAAAGAGAGAACAGACGCCTGGATGCAGAGCGAGGGCATCGCGATGACGGCCGGCGCTCCGGTTCGCGTGCGCTCTGTTCAAGAGGCCCGCAAGCTTCCGAGCGGTAGCATGTTCATTACGCCCGACGGTCGCACGATGAGGGTTCCATAATGGCCGGTGATCCCTGGGCTGAATTCGAGGAGGTAGCGCCGGCAAGCGCCGCTCCCGCTCCCGTGCGCAGTTCTGCTCCTGCCCCGGTGCTGTCCGTGCCGGATCCAATGGCTGCGGTGGAGATGCAGCGCGACGCTGGGGCGGATGCGCGTGCGCAGGCGCAACTTGCGCTTGATCAACAGCGCGAGGCGCGCACCGCGGCGAATGAAGCAGAGCGTCTTCGCCTTGCTCAAGAGGCGGCAGCGGTGAAGATGAGGGGGCCGGCAGCAGATCCAGACCGTGTCCCGCAAGTCCAGACAGCGCTTGAGAACATCCGGCGCATTCGCGAGATGGCTGGAGAGACATTCGCAGTCGGTAAGCTGTCGGGGCGCGTGGGCGATATTCCGCTTGTCGGGGCGTTCCTAGGGCAGAATCGCGCCGACATCGAGGGCGCGCTGAACATGGTCGAAGGCGACCTGATCCAGCAACAGATCGCCAAGCTCAACGAGATCAACGGCGGGAACGGTGTGGCTTCGCTCGCCAACAGCGAGGCGGAAGCGCGGCGCATGGCATCGGCTATTGCCAATCTGTCGCCTGACCAGAGCCGGGAAGAATTCCTGCGCGGTCTCCAGCGAGCCGAGGACTATTACACGCGCCAGCTTGAACGCATTGCCCCCGACGCAGGGTCCGCCCGCGAGGTAGAGCAGCGCGGCGGCCTTCCGGTGGGCACCGAAGTGCGCTTCGGCATGGATGGCGCAGCAGCAGAGGGTCCGTTCAACCGCGACGCCTACCTGCAGGAGACCTATGGCGTCACGCCGAACCAAGAGGCGCTGATTACCGCCTTCTGGAACCAGCAGCGCGGCAACAAGAATCTGACCGTCCCTGCGGCGGTCGAATGGTATCAGAAGAACGGCTTGCCCGCCCCGGATCCTGACATGATCGCGGGCGCAGTAGCGAGCGCGCTGAACGGCGAGCAGTTCGGCGGCTTCGATACGGCCGATGCCGAGGCGGCATATCAGCGCAAGGTTGCCGAGATGGCGGCCCAGCGCGGCGAAATAGGCGCGATCGATCTTGCTGGCCAAGGCTTGATGGCCGGCCTGGGCGATGAAGCGGCCGGCATCGGCGGTGCTATATCTGCAGGCTTGCGCGGCGAGAACATGGTCGACGCCTACGGGCTAGAGAACGATGTGCGCGATTACCAGCTCGAGCAGGCACGGCAACAGGGTGGCTGGGGTGGAACGGCGGCTGAGTTGCTCGGCGGTGCCGCTTCTCTGGGTGCGGGTGCGGTCACCAGTCTGCCAGCCACTATGCGTCAGGCGGTAGGGGAAGCCGCCACCGGCGGCGCTGTTGCAGGTTACGGTTACGGCGAGGGCGCAGGCGGGAGTGTGGCGGGGGCTGCGCTCGGCGCTGGCACTGGTGCGGTGCTAGGTCGCATGCTGGGTCCACGCGGGGGTGGCACGCCTAAACCTCCTACTGATGGCACCCGCGTCATGCAGGCGGCGAACGACCTCAATCAGCGCACTGGCAGCAATATTGTCCCCTTGCCGGCCGACGTTGGTGGGGCGGCGACGCGACGGGCGACTGGCGCCATTGCCCAATCCAATTTCGGCGCGGCGCCGATCGTCAACGCAAGCAAGCAGGTGCAAAGGGAGAGCCAGGGCGCGCTTCAGTCGATCTCACGCGAGGTGGGCACGCCAGAAGAGTTGGAAGTTGCGGGCCAGGCCGCGCTTTCAGGCGCCGACAAATGGATGCGATCAAGCCGCGCGAAGGTGAACACGCTTTACACCCGCGCGCGTCAGGCAAGTGAAGGTGTGGCCGTACCGCTCACCAATGCACGCAAGGTGCTGGATCAGCATATCGCTGAGCTTCAGGCGACGCCGGGCGGGTCCAAGGGTCTGGAAAACCTCGCCGCGCTACGCGAGGAGATCGGCGCGGATTACTCGATCAACGCGATCAAGGGCATGCGCACGGCCTTGCGTGACCGCTTCATGGGTGACGGCATCCGCAAAACTGATATCGAACGGCGTGTTGGTCAGGTGATCGACGCTGCCGAGCAGGACGCGGTGGATGGCCTTGTCGCCGCCGGTCGGCCCGATGCAGCTGATGCCTGGAAGAAAGCAGCCGCGGCAGCGCGCGAGCGGATCCAGACTATCGACAACGTGCTCGCGCCCGTCATCGGGAAGCGCACGGACGCGCCCAAGTCCGGCGAGCAGATCATGCGCGCACTCGACACGATGTCTCGTTCCAACAACGCTCTGCTCGCCAGGTTCATCAAGGCACTGCCGGCGGATGAGGCGGGCACGGTGCGGGCGACGGTCATCTCGCGCCTGGGCACCAAGAATGCCGATGGCGACGACTTCACCCTCGGCCAGTTTCTTGGCCAGTGGGAGAAGATGACACCCGGTGCCAAGCGGACGCTGTTCGGCGGCGAACTCACCGAGGCCATGGAAAAACTGGCCACCGTGGCCGGCGGTGCGAAGGAAGCGCAGAAGTTCGCCAACTTCGGCAACACCGGATCCTCGACGTGGACGATGGCCAATATGGGCGGCGCTGTTGCGGGCCTCGTCCCCGGCGTCCTGATGGTAGCGGGGCAATATGGTCTCGGTCGGCTGCTTGCCTCCCCCGCCTTCACGCGGTGGCTCGCCCGTATGCCAAAGCAGCCATCAGCGGCGTCGCGTCACCTCGAGGGGTTGTCGAAGATCGCGGCCGCCGAGACCGGTATCGCCACGCAGGTGACCGGTTTGCAGCGCGCGCTCAGTGAAGCCTTTTCAGGGGGATCGGCACGAGTTTCGGTTCAGCCGCTTCCACTTGCTGCGGAGGGACAAACTCAATCCGCGGATACCACCAGAACAGCACCGGGGCCGCGATGAACCAGCGCGCTCGCCATAAAATTCGCACGAAGGGATTGTACCTGTGACCCAGCGCATCGGCAACCCTTTCCCCATGTTCTTCGACCGTCGCGGGCGTCCCTTAACGGGAGGCTTTATCTACATCGGGGCAGAAGGCGCGGATCCCGAGGAAGAACCTATCGGGGTCTATTTCGACGCCGCGTTGAAGGTTGAGGCCGTCCAACCAATCCGGACAATTGGCGGTGTCATTGTGCGCGATGGCATTACGACCGCACTTTACACTGCGGCCGATCGGTACAGCCTGCGTGTGCGGGACGCCGATGGCGCGGAGGTGGCTTATCTCGCTAACGCTTTGCTCGACGAGCAGATCTTCCAGCCTCGATCTGCCAACCTCACGGCGCTAGCCCAACAGACGACCACACCATATGGGCGGAGCCTGCTGGCCCAGGTCGACGCGGCCGGGCTGCGGCAGCACGCCGGCGTTTCGGATGCCATCCCAGTGACTGGTGGATTGGTGAACGGTGACCTGAAGCGATCCGGTGCGGGTGGCTGGGCTTACGCTGCCGATCCTGCTCTACCCCGCATCCGTTTCCTGTTCACCGATAACGGCGCCGCTGATCCGCGCTCGCTCCCCGGCGACATTTGGTTCGAGGCCAACCCATGATCCGGCTTGGCGAAAAGACTTACAATCCGGTCGGGTACACACGGATCTCGATGCTGACGGCGGCGGCGGAGAGCGTCACCCTTTACCAGGCGGGCGTGAGTGGAGGCGGTGGCCTGTTCGTGTCGACGAACACCACTTTCGTTCGCGGCGTGCAGGCATACGGCGAGCCTGTTCCGATATCTACAAACGCTGCGACTACGTCTGCGTCCGGTGGCGTCGGACCCTATACCTATGCGTGGACAGCCTTCGACAGCGGCGACGGGTGGACGATCAATACTCCGACCAGTGCTTCGACCGGCTTCACTAGCCCTCCTGTCGCGCCGAACGACGCTGTCGGGGGGCAATTTATCTGCACCGCCACTGATGCGCGCGGGCGCACTGGCACCGTGACCGTGACGGCCGCTGCCGAGAATTATGGCGATCTTCGAGGTGGTGAATATGTCGTTCCTTGATGGAAACCTGAAGGACCAGAACCGTGTCCCTGTCGATGGGGCTCTGGCCTACATCTTCGCTCCGGACGGCTCGCTGGCGACGATCAAGGACCAGGCCGGGCAGGATATCCAGAACCCGGTCAAGACGGGCGAGGATGGCTACTGGCGCGCTTATGTTGAACAGGACGGGTTTTACACGATCCGTTACTTCTGGGGCGGCAGGGAGCGCCTGATCGAAGCCAACCGTCTCGCCGGCCGCAGCCCGCTGGAAATTGTCCAGGCATATGCCAATGCATCCGCGGCGCTCTTTGCCGGCATCCCCTATCCCTCCTTGGCGGCGGGTGAGGCGGCGACTGAGGTTGGCGCCTTATTCAGCTACCGCGACGATGATGGTCTTGTGGCCTTGGCGGATCACAAGGTGAACGGCGCCGTGCCGCTGGATCTGATGTTCTCGGCCAGCGTCATCGCGGCGAGCAATGACAGCATGCGCTCTGTCGCAGACAAGCTGTCAACCCGATTGGGTGCCGATAGCGGTGACTATGCAGGTGCGAGCGACCGCGCCACGATCCAGGCCATGCTCGACGCCAATCCAGGCGGCAAGGTAGTCATCAACTGGCGCGTGCTGGATTGGCAGATCGATGGTTCGCTCTACCCGGCGAACGGCACCCGCATCGTTCTTCAGGATGGCGCGCGTATCGCATGGACCGGCCCTACCCCCCTCGCGCCCAAGTTCATCTTCGACCTGTCCGGCACCACGGGCGTCCGCATTTCGGTCGAAGGGCGTGGGGAGGCCCTGTTCACGGCGCCAGAGCCCATGCCGATGCTGTGGATCGCAGGCGGCTTCAAGGTTATCGACTTCAAGCTCAGCGATTGCCATGGGCATAATGTCAACCACGTCTTCGCTACGGCCGCGCTCGATCGGGAATATGCGGATATCCGCACCCCGGGCTACCCGATTGACGACGACGCACATGATTGCTCGCGCAAGATCCGCGTGATCCGCGGCGGCTCGACCTTTGATTACCGGACTGGCCAGAATGTTGGGTCTTGCTACCTTGCCTACACCTTCGATGCGAAGGTGGTTGGCTCGGAATACGTCCGCACCCCGCATGGCGTGCAAGGATGGGGCGGCGACAGTGCGCCTGACGCTAATGGCGTGCCGACCAACGAGCGTAAGTGCGGCGACATCAAGGTCAGCCAGGTGGACTGCAAGGACGTGTCGGGCGCCGCGGTATGGGCATCGATGGCGCGCGACCTTGAAGTGGTTAATTGCCGCTCAGACCTCGCCCATGATGTCGCGTTCGATGCTGAAGGCTGCCACGGCGCGACCTTCCGCGGCTGCTGGGCGAAGGATGCGGTCAACGGCAATTACGCGACCTTCAACCTCAACCGAGGTGTCCTGTTCGAAAACTGCATTTCGATCGTCTCGGACGGCGATGAATTTCTCCACTTCTGCCTCTACAACGCGACGCAGACGACCGCGAACGAAGACATCACGATCGACGGCGGCACCTGGAACACACTCGCAGGTATCGGACTCATCACCACAGCGAGCGGACCGTGCAAGGAGTTCACTGTTCGCGACATCAAGGGGCGAAACACTGCGATCAACGCTGTCGGCAACAATGGCAACCAAGTCACCGTCACCGGAAACAGCCTGCTCTTCACGCGCGCATTGACGCCCGGCACGACGGCTATCGAAATCACTGGGGCGGCCTTCGACGGCAAGAGCCTGGCGGCCGTCGTGGTGCACGAAAATCGTGTGATCACCGAGGTTGCGCAGCCAACGGGTTCCGGTCCCATTCGGACACGCGCCACCGATTACAACGTGGCCAACAAGTTCAGCATCACGGGCAATCATGTGCGTGGCCCCTGGCCTGCTGAAGCAATCCGCGGGGATTCCGCCGCTGGGAATCCTGGTGTGTATCCCGCGTGGGTCGTGAACGACAACGATCTCGAGGACCCGAACGGTCTGGGTGCGGCCCTGATCTTCATCGCAGCCGCATCCGGCTCTGGCGAGCCGGTGGTGCAGCGCTTCGACAATTACGACGCAGCAGGAAACGCCCTGGAGGCCGCATAATGTTCCAACTGGTCAAGATCGATAACCGCGGCACCGAATACCCGTTGTCGCCCCCTTACGTGACGCGATCGGAAGCGGACGCGGCGCTGGCGCGCGAGCGCATCTCGGGCCGCTTCGTGCGCTGTGAACTGTGGGAGGTCGCGCGCGACGGCAACACCTGGGTGCCTCAAGGCGATGGCCCCTTGGCCATACGGACCGCCTAAGACGTAAGACCCGTGAAATAGCCTTGGAAGGCCGGGCGCAGGTACGTTTGCGCGCATGTCCGGGCTCGCTCATGATACCGCGCTGGAAGAGCAATCGACCAGCGACGACGCGCTTGCGGAAGTGCATGTCCGCGCGCTGCGGCGGTTCGATGAGTGCTCCGTTCCCACACAGGAGCTGCGCCGCCAATCCTTGGAAGCAAGGCGCTTCGTCACCGTACCGGGGGCGCAATGGGAAGGTGTCTGGGGCGAGCAGTTCGAAAAGTCGATCCGGGTGGAGGTCAACAAGGTCGGCCGCGGCGTTCGCAAGATCGAGACCGATTACCGCCAGAACCGCATCGTTCCTGATTTCCGACCCGATGGTGACAAGGCTGACGCCGAGACCGCGAACATGCTCGATGGGCTGCATCGGGCCGACAGCTATCGGTTCAAAAGCCAGCAGGCCCGCGATAATGCCGTGTTCGAGGCGATTGCCGGAGGCTTTGGCGCCTACCGCCTCACGAACGAGTGGGAAGATGAGGCCGACAAGGACAACGACTACCAGCGGATCAATCCCGCCGCGCTGATCGTGGACGCGGACCAGTCCGTGTTCTTCGACATGAATGCCCGTCTTTACGATAAGGCCGATGCGCGCTTCGCGTTCATTCGCACGGCGATGACCAAGGACGCCTTCGAAGAGGCGTTCGGTGAGGATGAAGAGGCCGGGCGCCGCGGGTACACAGACTTTCCGGACCACTCCGTGCGGCCTCAGTCCGACTGGTTTACGCCCGACACGGTCTCGATCGCTGAATATTACGAGATGGAGGAGGTCAGCGAGACGCTGCACGTCCTCAAGAACAAGCTTTCCGATGAGGAGAAGCGGATCTGGGCCAGCGACCTTATGGAAGGCGAGCTGGCACAGATGCGGCGCGATGGATGGGCCGACAGGCGCCAGAACCGCAAGCGCCGGCGGGTGCATAAATACGTGATGTCGGGCGCGGAGATCCTGGAGGATCTGGGCCATATCGCGGGTGAGTGCATCCCCATCGTACCGGTCTACGGTCAACGCTACTTCGTCGAAAACCAGGAGCGCTGGAAGGGATACGTCCAGGACAAGATGGACCCCCAGCGGCTCTACAATTCCAACGTCTCCAAGCTCGCCGAAACCAACAGCCTGGCGCCGCGCGAGGTTCCGATCTTTGCGCCGGAGCAGATGAGCCCTGCGATTTCCGATCAGTGGGCGCGGGCCAATATCGACCGCCTCGCTTATCTGCTGGCCGAGCCAATCCGCAACGACGATAACTCGATCGCGCACATGGGGCCGATCGGAAAACTCGAGCCGCCGCAACTCTCGCCTGTGCTCGCTAGCCTCCTCCAGATCGCCAATGGCGACTTGCTGGAGGACATGGAAGACAGCTCCGAGCAGATCAAGGCGAACACCAGCGCGGAAGCCATGGACCTGGCCGCTACGCGCGTTGATGCCAAGTCCGGCATCTACCTCGATAACGTTCGCCAATCGGTGCAGCGCGAGGGCGAGATTTACCTCTCCATGGGCCGCGACATTTACGCGGATCGCGGGCGCAAAATCGACACGATGACGGAGGACGGCGACGACAATCAGGCTGTCCTGATGAAGATGGTCGAGGGCGGCCGCGTCATCAATGACCTGGTTAATGCCAAGTACAAGGTGGTGGCTTCCGTGACCGAGGCGACCGCAACGCGCCGGGACAAAACGGTGAAGGCCATGCTGTCCGCAGCCGAGGTGGCGATCCAGGCGCAGGACCCGCAGCTTGCACAGGCAGCGATCCTGACCGCGCTCGCCAATATGGACGGCGAAGGGATCGACGAGTTTCACGACTGGTGCCGCAAGCGCGGTCTCGACATCGGTCTGTTCAAGCCGACTGATGAAGAGCGGCAGGCGATGGATGAGGCGGCAGAGAACGCCACGCCGGATCCGATGGCGCAGGTTGCCGAGGCGCAGGCCGCCGAACTCGCATCAAAGGCGCAGAAGAACACCGCCGAGATCGCCGAGACCGAAGCGGCCACCAAACTCAAGGAAGCGCAGACGATCGAAACGCTGGCGAAAGCCGGCGCGACCCGCCGCGAGGCAATGTTCGGAAGGGTAAATTAGGATGGCGACAGAATCTCGGCCCGCGGTCCAGATAACCGAGGAATGGCAGGACATAGTGGCGCTTGATCCCGCCATCGATAGCATCGATGTGCTGCTTCAGAGCCGCGATGATGATCTCGTCGAACTGGTGTTTGGCGGCGTCGGAAAACCTTCGCCTGAGGCCTCCCGGTATACCCTCGACACACGGGAATCCTTTCCCGCGAATGCTTCCAACATCTGGGTGCGCGGCAAGGGCATCCTCAGCGTGGTGATTGTCTGATGCCCTTTAATCCAATGTCTTACCTGATCGGCAAAATCGCTGGCCGCAGTAACGAGCTCGCGACAGCAGCCAGCTTTCGCACGGCCGCTATGACCGCCGAAAGCGGGGCCGTTGCCGCTTCCGCAGAGGCCGCCGAACACGCCGAAACCGTAACCATCCAGAAGGCGGCGATCGAAGAACTGGCTGAGGTCATTGCTAGCAATGCAAGCGCGACGAACAGGGTGTTCCTCTACAATCCAGACACCG